GAAGCCGCCAGGTGTATCGGGCTGAGTGTTTGCATTTGCTGATAAGCCACCAAGTTCGGCTTGCATAGTCACGAGGTGCGTGACTAATGAACTTCCGCTTGATGATATTCCACCAAGGTCAGCACTTGCCGAAACAATGATGATTGGCCCAAGTAAATCTGTGTCTAAGACACCTTCATCAAGAAGAAATTGGGCTGCCATACTAGGAAGCCAAAGTCAATGATGCAATTAGAGAGCCACTTGGAATGGTATAAGTATCACCTGCAACATAAGCATTGCCAGTGATAGAACCACTAAATAAGAAATTGCCAGCAGAAGCATTATCCCAAGCAGAGAAAAAAGTAGCATCTTCAGAACCCGCAATGTTTGTCCAAGTGACGGCAGCATCGGATGCGACTGATCCACTTGAAGCACTTGCAAAGGTTGCTTCTTGACGAGTTGTTTCAGTTGCAGCATTGGCAGTTCCATTCGCCCCTGGCTCGCCTGTATGAAGTTTGATGTAAACATTGGCAGTTGAAAAGGACACGCCATTTGCAACAGCATCAAGGAATTTGTTTGCTAAATAAGAACTAAGACCTGTCGCCATTATTCATCCCCCTCAATAAACTCTTCAATGACTTCAGAGATTCGACCTTCTGAGTCACGGATAACTTTCTTGCGAACCTTGCGCCGGTCAATTTGATTTGTGACTTCAACTGTTGGTGAGGCAACATTGACAGTTGGAGCTTCAACGCGAACTTCAGGTGATTCGAGCATAACCATTGCAGGCTCGATGTTCACATTTGGAGCTGCTACATTGACGACAGGCTCAGGAACATTGACAACAGTTCCATTATTGCGAGCATCTCTGACATCGTAGGCAGCAGCAGGGTCATTTGGGTCAATCTGTGAAATTGGTTGAAGTTGTGAACTTGGAACGCCTGTGTGTGCGATAGGAACCATCTCAACCGCCTTCAAGACTTCTTCAGGGTCAAAGCCAACCTGAACCAACTTGCTCACAATGTCGGCGCGTAGATTTAGGCCGACATCCTTAGCATCAGAGGCATCAATGTTCTGCAATGGAACACGGAACTGATCGCCTGCCTCGCCTATTGGTGCAAGGTCTTCGACAGAGCGAACATCGTTCAAAGATAAGAAACCTTCGCGTAGTCCTTTTGTGTAAGCATCATAGCGTTCAATTGTTGTGCCACGAAGCAGAGCATCAAGGTTGAACTTGATAAATCCATCAGGCTCAGGCAACAAATTAGAGAAGCTCTGTTCTAGGCGCTCAAGTAAAGGGCGCAAACTGTGTTGAACGAATGAAAGATTCTGCGCTTCAACAGATGCAAACGACATTGCGCCAGCAACAGGATGACCAAGAAGTGAAATAGGGCAACGGAATAATCTTGCGATTTCCTCGACCCCAAATCTCCGCGAGTCTAGGAGCTGTGCATCTTGGGCGTTTAATGTCAAAGGTTTGAAAATTGCTCCGCCTGAAAGAATGCCAATCTTGCCTGCGCGATAAGGGCCTGTGTGAGTTATGTTCCAATCACGGCTGATGTCTTGTGCTTGCTCTTGCGTAAGTTCGCCAGCAACTTCAATGACACCGCCAGGGTTGGCAGCGTTGCCAAAGTAGGCAGCAGCATAAGTTTCTGCTGCCATTGCGCCACCTATTGCAAGGCGACAAGCTGCGACAGGGCCTAGACCATAATACGATCCTGGAAGTCTAAACATTGGGATATGTAGAATTTCTCTGCCTGTAAGAATCTCAGTTCTGACTTCGCCTTCTTCACGAACTGTTATCTCATAGACCAAAGGCTCATTCGGCCCTAGTCTGCGAATGCGAACCTCATTTGGGTTCAAGCAATAAAGCTCAAAGACTTCATCGTTCTCATCGCGCACTGTCAGGATGTATGCGTTGCCGTGGAGATTGAGTGAGGCCAAGACCTGCTCAAAGAACTCAATGCGTGAGGCTTCAGGATTTGGAGGAAAAGAATTGAGCCACAGGTGGCTTCGGCGGTGGCGGTTGCGTTGCTCTGTCATAGCCAAAGATTGCCGCAACTGCGGCATCGACCTTGCGCCTTGCAGATGCCTTGGCCACCATCACACCTCGGCTTGATTGCTTGGTGACACAGTTTGCGATGTGTCTTGCAAGACCCTCATTGCCATCGTGAGTGAATGATTGGTTGATGACACCTTCGTAAAATTTAGCTGTGGCAGGAACCATTCGCTCTGCTGAGTTGGGGTAAGCCAAAACAGGCAATCCCTCTTCGTCAAGAACCATAAATGTTCGGTTCCATCTTGCGGGGTCGAAAACAATTTCTCGCACACTGATTCTGTTATTTCGTGCAGTAGAGATAATGGCTTGTTCGACTTCTGCGACAGGAACGAACCAACCTTGTTCTGCATTATCAGGCTTCTCCCATAATCCAATGACTGCGCAATGTGGTCGCTCTCCACCAAGATACCAAGCGATTAAAGCAGTTGAGTCATTTGAGAAAGAACCATCAAAGGCAAGGACTACATCTTCGCCAGGAATATGTGGTCTGCCTTCATAGATAAGAGCTTCCCACGATCCTTGCGGAAGCCAAGCGGTTGTGGTGCTTACAAATGTGTTGCATCTTTTGGTGCGAAACTCTGCTTCAGGTGTTCGCAATACTGCCGACTCAAAATCTTGGATGTCAACAATATCGCCAAGACCAGGATTTGCCTCTGCCCACACTTCAGGTTTTCTATGGTCGGCATCGGCGGCTGTCGGTTCCCACCAAGCAAAGAAGAATGATGGGTCAACCTTTTCGCCTTTAACTAATTGTTGCCCGTATTGATAGAGCGAGTAGCAGAGCGAGTCTTGACCTTGCGAGTCACTTTTAATTCCCGCAGTTGTAATGCCGAAAAGTAAAGAATCCGCACGAGCGCCACCGGCAAGGGATAGCGTGTTCCATAAATCCCACGATGGTTGCGCGTGGACTTCGTCAAAGATAACAAGCGGTGAAGGGTTGAGTCCTTCTTTTGTGTAAGCCTCGGCAGAGAGGACACGATACACACTCGCCTTCTCTTTGAACTCTATTGCATCGCGGTAGAGAGTAAACATTGATGAAAGTTCTTCATCTAGTTCAATCATTCGCTTAGCAGTTCCAAAGACGATTCGTGCTTGATCCCTGTCTGCTGCGCAAGAATAAATCTCAGAGCCATTGCCACCAAGAGTCAGACCTGCAAGACCCATTGAAGCTGCAAGTGCGCTCTTGCCGTTCTTCCGGCCCATTCCAACAAGTGCTGTCCTATGACGGAAGCGCCCATCTTCTCGGCGGGCAAGTGAATGACTTAGAAGTTCCTTTTGCCAATCTCTCAAGAGCAGAAGTTTCCCGGCAGGAGAAGCAACGGAATCTTTCGTGACTCGACAGACGGCCTCTGCGAATTTGGCGTAGATAGCGCCATCGCCCAAGTCTTGTTCTGACTGTGGCACGGGCGTTAGCCAACGCGGTGGCCAACTACTTTGCGACATTATGATTTTGCGAAATTAGCTCTTCAAGTTTAGTTCGAGCTTTCACTTCCGCAACCCCCATTTTGCTTCGGTCAACAGGAGTGAGTCCTAGTTGGCAAAGCAGTTTGAAAATCTCTGTTTCAATTGTTGAGAGCATCCCAAACAAAGGGTTGGCGTAGGCATAGCCCTTGTCAGTGTAAAGAACAAATTGGCTTTTCTTCAGTTGCTTGGCGATTTCTTTTTGCCTTGCCATTTTCTCAACCAAGGAGGTGAGCAGGTGTTCATCGGTCACAGCAATCCAAGGTGCGAGCCTGCGCATCTCTGACCATTTATGCTTTTGGACTTTGCTCAAATGTGTTGGCGCTTCGCCTGATATTTGTGGGAGCATAATTAAATTCTTTTTGTCAGGTAGTTTTCGCTTGCCTGGATTGCCCAAAGCTCTTTTGAGTTCTGTTGGTTTTGCGTGGCTCATTTTTTTATTTCTCCCCAAACTAAAACAAAAACCCCGTGGGGTGCTAAACTGCGACTAGAGGTGCAGTGGAATACGCGGGCTT